TGTATTGCCCCACACCAGTAAATTTCAGGACATCTTTTAAAAAGTCTTGGAAAGTAATTAATCTCTCCACCCCTTCCTTCTTGGATAATGCTTATTGTCCTGACTCCTCTCTTATCTGCATCTTCAATTATTCCCTTAATGGCTTTGACATCAGTCAATAACTCCTCGTCAGCATCTATGCTTAACACCCAGTCTCCAGTAACCTTAGAAAGAACATGGTTTCTTGCTTCAGCAAAGTTATCATTCCACTTATAATCAGTATAAACCCTATCCGCACCCTCTCTCGCAATAACATAGGTATTATCAGTTGAACCAGTATCCAGAACTATAATCTCATCAAAATCTTTTAGTGTCTTAAGGCACTTAGCCAAGCAAGAACTTTCATTCTTAACTATTAATGCCGCAGATAATTTCATTAACTTTTATCTAAATAATCCCAAACTAAACTCTGGTCTAAAAGAATCTTGAACCCATCCTCCAAAAGGATGTAATAGGAATCTTCCTGCAAAAGGAAGTCTGGGTCCATGTCATGTTTTGTTTCTTGTGTCCAGGTTGCCATAATTATATGTCACTTCTTGTTGAAGGTTTAATTCTCGGCTTTTTATCCCTGTTTCTTCGGGCATAATAGTCGGTAATCATTTTCTCATATTTTGCTAATCCAAGTTGTAAAGATTGAATTCTTTGCGGTCCCATATTCTTAGCCACTGCATAATCAAATGCCGCACCCCAAGCCACATAAGGATGAAAGACTGCTGGAAATCCAGGTTCAGTTCCTGTGTCAGTTATTACAAATTCATGTATATCTCTTGAAAGATAAATTCTAAGTCCAGCCGTTAAAGTCACGCTACCAGTCGCAGGTGTAGGGAAAAGCATAATTGAATTTCCCATTAAGTCATAATACATTGGCATTCCGTTTGTGCTGAACATTTCTAAAAAGGAAGTCTTGGTAGCCTCTGATTTATCAACCTGTTTAAGAACCTGATATTCTCCATTAACATCCTTTACCTCAACCCTCTCAATAGAAATAGTTGTGGTTGGAATTGTGTAATCCCTCTGTTCATCCACAAGCAAGGTTGTTGCTATCGGAAGGTCAGTCTGGTTTGAATCATCAAACTCCCACATTGAACTGTTCTTCCAAAAAAGGAATGAAGCATCTCTTGTTTTTAAATTGGCAGACCTAAAAAAGTCAGCCGTAGGATAAGATGTTGAATCTGTTGGTGCCAATCCAAGTAAAAACAAAGTATAGTGATACAATGATTGGCTTGTTTGACTACCTCCGCTATTTATTTTCATGTTGTTTGTTGTCCAATTTTAAGTGTTAGGACTTCACTTTTAACTTGTTTCATTATTTCTTCAAATAACTTCGGACTTTTTTCTTGTAAATGTTTTTTAATAAGAAGGAGTTCTTTCTCTGCCTTATACTTTCCAAGTGCCTCATAAAACTGGTCTTTCAGGTCTGCATTAGTAACATGTCCGCAAATATAATCCAGATGCACCCAAATTCCAAATCCTTCTTGTTTTGCCCTTTGACAAAAACTAAGGTCATTTCCTAATATCTTTACCCCATCTTCATCATAAACATTTTCAAAAGGATGCCTTATTTTCTCAAGAACTTTTCTTGAAATAACGATACATCCAGTCCCAGTGGCATCGGTCTCTTGAAGACCTGCCTTGTTAAGGTAGTCATCAGCATCATAAGCACCGTCCTTATTTCTCTTTAAGAACAGAGGGATAATCATTCCTTTCTGCCAGGCAAACATCAAAGGGGTAATTATGTCTTTATTAAAATCCACTATATTTAAAATGTTGGGTGGCGGCACAATGTCAGAGTCAATCATCATAAGGTAGTCGCAATCCTTGGTCGCCAGAAACTTCTGAACTATTGTATTCCTGTTGTTACAGATAGGTTTCCCAGTAGGATAAGAAAGTCTTATCTTGTAGGAGTCGTTCTGAATTATCATATTTATTGTCTGAGATAAATCAGTCCGAATTTCTCCTTGATTTAAAATTGCTAAATAAATTGTTTTTTGAATTAATGGCATAAACTTGTGGTTGTTTATTTATTATTTATTAATTCCGAACTCTTTTAAAATAAATTGTTTTTCATCCTCATAAAAAATCTCTTTCCCCATAAAAGGATGATTCCAAACTGTTGAGATATTGGTGCCATGAATCACTGAGCAATAAAGTCCGTCTGGCATCTGTTCTGAATTAAACCTTAATGGCACTTCCTCGTGAGTCTTCAAGCCGTGAAGATACATCAGTCTCTTGTTGGCATCCAGATAAAAGTCTCTCGGGAACATTATGGTGTAATTCTGATTGCTAACTGGGTTGTTCCACTCAACTAATCGGTCTTTGATGTTATAGGCAAATCCTTTTTTCATATAAAGTGCACCACCTGCCTGGTATTCTTTCTTCTGGACAATCTCTGAAAATGTTTTATGAAGGGTGTCGTCTGAATCAAGATTAGTTTCATAAATATACTCGACACCTCCAAGTAATTTCTCAACCTCTGGTAATGATTTTGAAAGTCTTTCCTCAAGGTCTTCGTTGTGTTCAACTCCTCTGTCATCAGTCATCATAATTCCATTAAAGGTTGCTACATAGTTTAACCAGGACTTATCCAGTGCATTAAGTATCTTTTTGGTTGTAGGGTTATTTTTCTCCTCTGGTCTGAAGGATAACCATATTCCAAACTCCTTGTTGGTTTGGTTCATTAAACTTTGCAGGGTATATTTTTTAAAAATCTCCTCTCTAAGGTCATACCATGCCTGACCTCTAAATCCCTGATAAAGTCCTTTCCCAGTAAATGGGATATAAAAGATATGTTTATTCATATTTTTACAATTATTATTTTTCCCCATGTTTTCCATGGCTCACAATCCCAAACTCCTGGGGGAATATCTTTTATTTCTGCGGTTAAACCATATTTTTCAAACATTTCCCTCCAATTAACCGCAACTCTTTCTTTTCCAACAAGCCCATAAACAGTTTTAACTCCACTCTCGGTTATTAATTCAACCAAGATAATGTATTTTTTTGCAGTCTTTATAACCTTTCTTAATACTGTCTCAATTCTTATTATTGGCAACATACAGAAAAATGCTTCAGCAAATACCACATCAAAGGAATTTGGTTCAAAGTCCATTGTATTTGCATCCTGAAGTCTCAAGTCTAATCCAGTAACCTCTCTTCCAACTTCCATTGCTAAAGTATCAATATCTATGCCGACTAATTTTTTGTCTGGAAATCTTTCCCTGATTGCAAGAAGACATTCGCCATATTGAGTTCCAACCTCTAAAACACTATCAAAATCTTTTCCCTCTAACTCATTGGCAACTATCCTTTTACAGGGTCTCACTTCCGCCCATTGTTCGTAAGGATTCATTGAATTTTTCTGCTTCTTTTAAAAGTCCCATCTCAACACCATTTTGGTCTGCATATTTTATAAGTGCCTTGGTGTCCTTGGGTAGGCATTTTCCTCCATAACCCCGATAACCCTTGTGCCATATTTCCAAGTGGCTTCTTCCAATCCTTTTGTCGTAAGAGGATGCTTCTTTAACGGTGTCATAGTCTATTCCGACCTTTTGGCATAAATCATACATCTGATTTGCAAAGATTACTTTTGTTGAAAACCAGGTATTCCCAAAGTATTTAACCATCTCTGCTTCCTTAACTGGTATTATTCTTTCAAATGGTGCCAAGGGAAGTATCATCATCACATCTCCAGCCACCGTATAACTTTGTTTGGTATATCCCAGTATTTGACGGTCTGGATATTTCATGTCTTGGTCTGCAGTCACCTCGGTAAGGAATTCTGGATTAAAAAGGAACTTGTGTTGCGGGTATCTGTTCTGAAGTTTATCGGTAGTTCCTGGAATTACAGTTGATTTGATTACCACAATCTTATGCCCTACAAGTCGTCTAACAACTTCTTCCACCAAATGAGTATCACAACCGTAATCAACATAAGGAGTTGGAACACATATAAAAATAATGTCGGCTTCATTTAATTCCTTGTCACTTCCTATTCCCTTGGGCGGGTCGTAAAGTATGGGATGGTCAATGACTTTCGCCAGTGCACCCCCCACCATTCCCGTTCCTGCTATCGCTATCTTCCTCTGGGTTCCAGAACTTTTTTTCGCACCAAGGAAATTGGTTGACTTCTTTAATAAGGGTCGCCCTTGTTTCATAATCTCTTTCATATTCGTGTTGAAGTTTATTAAATAATTGAACTAATTCCTCCCAAGAATTATAACTCCAAGTATATTTATACGGAATCTTTGTAATGCATCTCTGTCCAAGAAGAAGGCTTTTAACAATCACCTCAGAAAATCCATCATTAATGTTTGGTCTAAATCCGCAGTGATATTTCTTTATCTCATCATCCAACTGATTTTCATCTACCTTGCCGTGATAGATAACATTCGGCAAGTCATCTGATTCTGAATAAGGCTTACCCTGATATTTTTTCTCAACCCCATAAAAATGAAATTCAATGTTTGGATAAATCCTTGCCAGTTCCTTTGCCTGGTCAAACCCATATTCCTGTTCTCTTAAAGGATGTCCGCACATCCAGACTTTCCACTTCTCTCCAGGTCTCGGTGGACAATAAGATAAAGGATAACGACTAACTGCCCCTAAAAAGGAAGGAATCACAATAGGAGTAAATCCCATATCTCTAAGTTTCTTTGCCTCGCTTTCATTCTCGCAATAATGTTTTGTGTCTGGGCAAAGTCCCAATACCCTTCGTCTCTCATAGTCTCTCTGAACCCTTATAATGTCTGAACCGCACCAGAAAATACTTCTATTCCCTTTAAAGTTATAGAAAACTTCAAAGTCTCGGTCATGATAAAGTCCAAAGAAAAGAAGGTCTTTATCTGGGTCATCAATCCCATCCCATTCTTTTAATCCCCAAGCCAATTCTAATTTTTTCTGGAAATTAATAACCGAATTTGAAATGCGGTATTTCATAGTGTTTTTACTTTATCTATTATTGCCTGAACCCTTTGGTCATAAGTTATTCCCTTAATAAGATTTCTACCCTCTTTAATTATTTCTTTTCTCATCTTATCAGAACCCTTATCTATCAACATTGAAAGTCCCACAACAAAATCCTGTTCTGTCTGATAATCCACATAATGTTTTCCATCTACAAATCCTTCCTCGGTTAAACCATAACTTCTTGGATGGAATGGAAGTCCTCCGTAAGCAAGAATGGTATAAATCCTGTCTGACCAGCAGAAGTCATCAAATGGGAAGTTTGGAACAACAATCACTTTGGCTGAAACGCATAAGTCTGCTAAATCTTGTCCGAATTTATTGTCAAAGAACTTCACACTCTCACCAAACCTATCTTTCAGGAACTCGTATTCGTTTATTCTACTTCCATAAAGGTTGCCGACATAAGCAATGTCGCAAGAAAGTTCTTTGTTGAATTTACCCTTTAGCCATTTATTAGGTGCAGCGGGATGCAAGGGAAAGAATTTAGGTTCTTTCATTCTTCTAACAAAAGTATCATCAGTAAAGAAACAAAGGTCAATTCCAGGAATCAATCTATCTACGGTCACACCCCTGTTAATCCAAACCTTTTCAATAAACCATAGCACCTTTTTACAGGGTGGGTTTATTGCATTTAAAATTGCACCAATTCTTTCAAGCATCAATGCCTGAGTAATTTCATCTGGGGCAACTACCTGACCGTGAAACAAGAATATGTCAGATTTATTTGCCGACTCAATAAGGTCTTTCATCTCAAACTTCTTGATGTCAAAAAAACTAACATCTGCAATTTTCTTTAAGGACTTTAGAACATCCATGTCTATGGTTGGTCTATAGGTGTCCTTAACATTTCCAAAATAAGTGATTTTCATAGGCTGAATTGCATTCTGAATTGGTTAGGTTTCGCAGAATGCCCACGAACCCAACCATCCAGCCACAAGTTAAATTAATTACTAAATTAAATTAATTCTTTGAAATAAGTCTAACACCTCGGTATGAGTTTCCAACTTTCTTTACACCATACATTATGTCAGCAACAACCATTACTCTTAAGTGTTCTGATTTCAATTCCTGTAATCTGATACCTGAAGGTTGCCCACCAGGAAGATTACCGATTGCATAGCATAATGCTCTGTTGTGAATAATGAAGTTTCTGTGTCCGCCACCTTCTGCAGATGCACCTGACGCAGGAACTAAAGTTGAAACAACAACTGGAACACCATACAATTCTCCGTGGCTTCCTTTAATCAATGAAGGAATACCAAACTGAGAGGCATCATATAATTTCTGAACAGCCAAAACTTCTTGGTAGTAACATTTTGGATGGAAAAACCACATGCAATCCTCTTTAGGAATGTTGTATGATTCCATTATTGCTAAGGCTGACTCAAGGTCTGAACTCTTTACACCAGCAGTGGAAGCATTAACTACACGAGAAGGATTCAATCCAGTAATCAAGCCAAACAAAGATTGTTCTAACGCCTTCGCCAAAGAGTGTGCCATATTTTCGGCATAAATCTCTTTTAAACGATATTGTTTACCAACCTGTGCGGCTTGGAAATCTGCGAATACTCTCGCTGCTGCTCTCCAAGTGTCTATATCAAGAATAGTTCTGGTATCAGTAACCAAGTTTCCTGTCAATTCACCAGTTGTAGCGGTGATTGTGGAAGGGGTGTAAGTTGCATCATGAGGAATCATGACTGACTTTCCACCTTCGGTTATGTAATCAGAAAAATCCTTGAAGAACTTTGCTGCGAATAGTTTTTCCTTGAAGACCCTATCAACAAATGGACTCCAGATGTCTGGTCGATACACGAGATAAGTTTGTGCAGTAACCGCCATCTAATTAGATTCCTTGGTTTTCCTCAGCCTTAAGTATCTCCATTTCGTATTTCCTGTGTTGTTCTGGGGTCATCTTTGCGATTTCCTCATTGGACTTCACAAGTTTACCGAAAGGACTTGAGGGAGTTGAGCCAGGAACCTTTCTTTTAAGTTCTTCTTTCTTTCTTTTAAAAGTGATGTATTCAGTTTCGGCTCTTTTGGCGTCTCTTAAGGAATCAGCATTTACCGACCCTGACTTCCTATAAGCGACATTGGCAAGATGTTCGTATTCATCTTCGGTGACATCCCTATTTTCAAGTAGGAACTCAACCTTAGATTTCCACTCATCTTCCCCACCCGTAGAAACAGATGCAGGTTTTGCAACCCTTGCTTTTTCCTCAGCCTTTTTAAGCCGAGCATAAAGTCTGTCTCTTTGGGCTTTTAAGTCTTCGACTGACTCCTCACTTGGAATCGGTTCAGTGGATTCCGACACATTGGAAGGTTTTTCTTCAGCAGTCTGTTGTGCTTTGGCTTCGGCTTCTGCAGCCTCATCCATAGCCCTATCTAACTCTGCTGGAGATTGAAGGGGAACTTCCTCCCCTGGCATATTTGTAGAGTTTGCCATCTCAAAGTTGTCTGCCATAATTTTTTAGGGTTTATGAACCCAAGGTGTTTTAATGGGTTACGCTTCCCAACATTTATTAATAATTAACTTTGATAAACGACTGTAATATCAGAATTGGTTGCCATTGTAATGGTCAATCCAGTTGTTAAAGGAACATTGTAAGTATATGTCCCCTCTACAACACTTGCTTTAAGTATTCCCACAACAACTCCAGTGGTTGGTCCGACACCATTATAAATGGTAATTGCACCAGCGGCAGTAGTGTTTACTATAATCGCATGTAAGAATGTTGCACCAGTTTTAATCAAAGAACTGGAAGTGTCTGTGCAAGTAGCAAATACATGCTTATAAGATAAACCACCTCCACCTGGGGCAGTCCGAAGACAACCATTTGAAACTATTGTATCTTCTAAGATATTGCTCATAATTTTTTAATTTATTTATTAAACTCCTGTAAATGTTTTATCGTTTTTTTTTCTTTCCTTTAAATTGGAAATACTCTTTCTAATTAACATCCAATTATCCCATTCCCTAACAACAAGTTTAAGTGCCTCAGATTTAATCGGGTCTTTCTCAACCAAAAGGGCATTTACAAAATCCTCTTTCCTTTTAATAAAGATTTTATCCAGTTTGTCCTTAAATCTCTTAATAAATTCTACATCCTCTTTTTCTAACTTCATACTGTTGTTTGAGTGTTAACTTGTTGCGGTTGTGTTTGCATTGTAGGTGCCGCTATTGAACCGCCTCTTTGCATTTGTGCACCAGCACTCGCCTCTTGCAAGGTTGGAACTGGGTCATTGAAATCAAAGTCATTCGGATTAAAACCTGATAAGTTCAGCGTTTTAAAGATTATATCTTTAGTCATCTTGTTCTGGAAGATTGCTGGGTTTGAATTAATCATCTGCAAAAGCATTTGAAGTGTCTGCAACTTTCCTGCGGTATCAATGTTCTCGTCATCCATCACTATGTCCATTTTAATCTTTAAGTTGTCATAAGTCCCTTGCGGAATTTCAATCTTTTTTCCTTTAAGTCTTTCCGCAATTAATGCCTTCTTCATTTGTTCAACCTCGGGAGACATTACTTTAATCATTTTCTCTTTATTCAGTTCTGCAGTCAAATGCATATTAAAGTATTTATCAGAACCACTTCCGCTTCCCAATAAGTTTCTCATAAGAACCTTATGTTCTTTTTTCTTATCCTTCTTAAACTCAGGAAGAATCCAATCCCATAAAATCTCTTTAACAAACATTCCCAAATCCTCTCTCTTTTGGTCATAGAATCCCTTAGTCATTTGTGCCTGAAGCATCTGGGCTGAATAAGGAACTCCTGTCGGTGCCCTCGTTCCCATTACTGGGTCAGTAGTGAATGTTCTCTCATTAGCGTGTTTCTCCCATCTTCCTTCCTCATAATTATAAAATGTCAAATTCCTTTCCTCAACTGGCACTGGAGTCAAAGGGTCGTTGGTTATAAAGATTTCTCCATTCTCAGACTCGCCAAGTAAATTTGTATTCATTGAAGAATCCCTTGTCTGGAAAAGATGCTTTGAAGACCAATGCAATCCTTCGGCTTTGTAGTTGCCAATTCTGTTTAAATAAATCTGTTCATTAAAAAGTTTCTCAACTTGACCTCTCCCTAAAAGTCTGTCATAAACTTTCTCCCAATGGGTTCCCTTATATGACTGGTCCTTATCCCCATAAGCGAGAACATGACCGTCATAAGATACAAGATACCAATTATCCTGTGCCTTTAAGAATCCATTTGGAAACTGTGCCTCATAAACGCAGACTTTGTTTCCCGACTTCTCATAGTTGCCATCCTGGACATTGTCATCCATCCTTTTAACCTTCTGCCAGTTATCCCAACCTCTCTTTTTTGCCTCGCTTACAAACTGGTCATATTGGTATTCATACTTTTCAATAACAGGAGTGTCATCTAATTTATTTACATCAGGTCTGAATCTCAAATTCTTAAGAGGAACCACTTGGACATCATCATCAACTTTCTTAACAATTATGTGTCCGTCTCTTGGAAGCCTGAAGGCAAAATCATTTAACTGCCTTCCAAAGTATTTATCTTTCATCCAGAAGTGCAGTTCTTTTTCCATCAGCCAAGTCTCCCAATAAGAACCCATCTCATCAATTAGTTTGATGTCTCTGGTATCAAAGTCCAACATCTTGGATGCAACCTCAACTGGAAGGGAAACTATATTATAAAAAACCATTTGATTCCCAAAGGAATCGGTGTCCGAGTCACGATATTGGGACATCATATACTTATCAATCAAATCTAAACGAGCCATCTCAGTTTGGGTATAACTCGGATTTGATTTAATTTTAGTCGTCTCGCAATAATCTATCTCGGATTTTATTGCTTTAATTATGTCGTTCATTTTGTAGGCTTTTGACTTATGTCATTGACCTTTTTGACATCTATACTTGTAACCTTGTTTGACTTATTCTGCACTTTTTTTGTCGTATCTTTGTAAGGCATATCAACAGGGTTAAAGTCTCTTGATTCGGGGTCATTGTTTATTTTGTTTGCCATATTATTTATGTTTTTTATATTTTCTTGTTGGCTTCCAACCGTGCTTTAAAGCCAAGACATATTTCTCAAATCTTTCCCTGGCTGGAGTAGATTTGAACTCCCTTATTTCGCCAGAACTCATTCTAAGTTTTCTTTTTCCAACTCGCATATTATTTTTTAACTATTGTAAACCTGTCAACTAACATTAAAAAGATTACAATAAGTAACTCAATTTGTATTAATGTCATATAAATGATTTAGATTTATTTTTTTTAAACTTCCTAAGTTCCCTTGCTATTGGGTCGGCATACTTAGGTTCTCCCGCCACCAAGCCCCAGATAGCAAGGCAGAGGGAACACACGCAATCGTCATGCAAACCAGAGGGTGCCCTATAAATAACATTCCCAGCATCCGAGAGTTCATACCCAAAGGCATCTAACTCATCAATTAAGACTGGCTCATTAGGAATCCAGACATGCTTTTGTTCAATATAGATGCTTCCCTTTTCAATCAGTTCCTTCTTAGACTTATTGGTAAACTTGAAGTCATCTATAAAGAGTCCCTCTCTCTCCAGGTCTTCTTTAATAGGTTCCCCAACCGAAGTAGAATCTATAATCACTCTCGCATTGTTGTATCTCTTTGCTGAAGCGATAATTCGCTTTCTCTGAAAGGGATAATCAATTTTCTGGAACCTATCAAAAAAGACTACATTGTTATTTGTCTGGTCAACCACTGTAAGAACTGTGAAATCCTCGTGCTTCCCTAAATCCACTCCCATTATGTATCTGTGTCCCGCAATTACATCCTTTAAGGCATCATCCTTAATTATATCATGAACCCCTCTAAAAACACCTGCAGCATCTGGAAGGAAACTTGCTTCATACTCCTGCTTAAAGACTTTCTCTGGAAGCATCTTCTTTGCTCTCTCCCACTCAACTGGGTTTAAGTTCGGGTTATCTTTGCTTGGAAACTGAAATGCTGCACCGTCTTCCTTATTCTTGCATTCCATCCACTTCTGATAAAACCAGTTCTGTCCAAAGGGTGTGCTTATGAAAACCGTTTTTCCACTTCTACTTGTAGTAGTAGGAAAGATTTGCCTTTCATAAACATCTTTAGGAATCCTGGCGGCTTCATCAATGATGATTAAGTCCAGTTCCTCACCCAAGAGAGAGATAGGGTTATCGGCTGACTTGCATTGAATCCAGAAACCCTCCTTAATCTTGATGTGCGGAAAGGGCTTAGTTGCAACAGTCTTTGGGTCTCCCCCTAATTTCAAATACCATTTAATAAAGTATTCAAAAACCTTCTGCGTTAACTCATAGTTAGGTGCCACTATCCAAATCTTTAAGGACTCAATCTCTTTTTTCCTTAAAGCATCCAATCCCTCTAAAAAGGTTCTAATTGCAATAAAGGCACAGACATTACTCTTTCCCCACCTCCTTCCTGCACAGATAACTATATCTCTCTTTCCGCAGTTTATTATTGCTTCCTGAGAGGCATGGGGCTTCCATCCTAACTTCTCATATAACTTATTCAGTTGTTCCTTGTTCATTTCCTTGTGGTGAAATGTCATCTAAAGTATCAAATAAACCTATTACCTTGCTTTTTGAGGCAGGATATCGGTCTTTCAGTTTCAAAAGATAGTCTCCGCATTGAACGGCTACACGCCTATCAGTTCCATCTGTAGCCCACTGATACCATTTATCAATTATTACGGAGTCATCTATTTGAGCCAACTTCTCTTTAAAGTATTTGGAATCAAAAACAAGTGAAGGTTTTTTCGCCACACTTGTTTCATACCCGTTTCTAAGCAAAATCTCCTTCTTAGTTAAAGGAGTCCCATTTTGAAGATTCTCTAAAGTATCCTTAAAGGTTGCCTTTTGTTTAAGGGTTGCCATAGGTTCTCTCTATTAGGGGAAGTATAGCATATTTCTCCTTCAAAGTCAACTGTCTTTTACCACTTTTCCCTGTAGAGGGGATAGCAAGAAAAAAAGATTGAGTCTGGATTTGCCTATACCCCCCCGCCTTCACTATTGGTTTATATGTCGCTTAACCTATATTAACCGACATTAAAAAATCCAAGCAATCCCTTTAAAAAGAAGAAGAAAAACAAGCCCTTGTTTACTGATGCGGTTTTTAGGTTATTGTCTTGCGGGAGGTGAGGGAGTGAAGGGGTTAGGGTATCAAGTGATAATGGAATTTTCTTTTCTTCTTCTTCTTCTTTACAATTGATGCCGAAGCCATCCCGCAAAGCCAAGTTTTAGCAGATATAAACAGATATTTTTACTTGTGGATAGCAAGGTTATTGACAAGTATCTATGATATCCTATAATTAAAATAGTTCATAAAATAATCCTCCGAAAAAAATGATTTCAAAAAAAGATTTCAAGGTTATAGCGGATACTTTTGTATCATTGCGGATTGCCGATAGGACAGAAAAACAATCTCTTGCGGATTGTGAGAGATGGTTAAAAATAGCAATGCAATCAATCAATCCGAGATTTTCAAATGACAAATGGAATAGTTATATCCAGAAGGGATTGGAAAAATATGCGGAAAGAGTGATTGAAAATGCCGAAGCAAGGGAAAAAGCAATCAAGGATGGGTCAATCTGTTATCATCAACACTAAAAAGATTTAAAAATATGCAATCGGAGGTGCAAAAATTTTATCTCTTTACTTTCGGGAGGTTTTAAAACATCCCGAGAGATAAGGAGTTTAAAGGTCGGAGTTTATTAAAAATAATTTAAAAAATATGTCTTGGAAATGTGATATATGCGGGAGTGAAAAAAATATCGTTGCTGGGGATTTCATTTTTTATTGTCCGAAGCATAAAAAAATTGATTGGGACAGAAAATATGAAAATCTCATCAAGCCCGAGTTAGAGAGTGAAAATCCCGATTGGAGTTTATTGATGGATAATGCGGATGATATTTTTGAAAATCTGGTTTAATCTCTTTACTTATCGGGTATCAATGGATGCCCGATAAGATAAGGAGTTTAAAGGTCGGAAAAATAATAATAATTAAATTAAAGGTATGAAAACAAAAGATAAAATCATAAGAATGGAAATTCAAAGAAGAAACAATGAAATTATCTTCTTTTTGAAAATCCCGAAAGAAATTGAAAGTTTTTTTGAGAAGTCATCAAGCCCGAATGCCGAAGCAAGTCAATGCTGGAAAGATAAGGATGGAAATGGATTGCGGTTTTATAGGATAAGTCCTGAAATTAAAGCCCGATTGGATAATCTTGGATTAAATTCAAGCGGTTATCTCAATGATTATGGAAATGGATTGATGGATGTCCTCAATGACAACAGAATAAACATTGCCCCATTGAGGACAATCGGAGTATCAAAGGGTATCTGGATGCATTGTGAAAATCTGGATGTCCGAAACATTGATTTTGAGTATTATATCCGAGAGTTAGGAAGTTTTACAAAGGAGTTATACGAAAATCTGATTGCCAATAAAAAGATAAAAGCGGAAATAGTTTTTGAAATATAACTTTTTTGGGATATCCCGATTTTATCGGGGTATCGCAAAGCAGTTAAAAGGTCGAGCAAATTAAAAATAAAAATAAAAGTATGCTAACAAAAAAAGATTTTCAATTTGGGATTGAGTTAGAAGGTTATTTTAGCCCCGCATTGATAAGAAAATTGCAAAGAGAATTGCCGAAAAATGTTAAGTATAAATTAAAAATGGATGGAAGTGTATCAATAAGTGATGAGGAGTTAGACAATTGGTCTTATGATGGAGGTTTTAATTGGAGGGATGGAAGGGGGACAGAAATCAATCTTGGTGTCTTTAAGAAGTATGAGGATTTAATAAAGGTGATAAAGTTTTTTGATGCCGAAAACTATTTAAGAAATGACACTTGCGGTATTCATATTCATATAAGCCCGAAAGGAAGGAGGATTGCAACAAAAACAAGGTATATCAAAGGTTTAATTCAGGATTGGAGTTTCATCAAAGATTTACAGGAGTATGCAATAGGTTTAAATCCGAAAATTGAAAACAGGTTAAAGTATGGGAGGTGGTGTCATCTTTACAAGTCATTGATAAACACGAGAAGGACATTGCGGGAGGGGGTTAAGTATCAATTTATGAGAAATCATAGGGAGTTAGGGACATTTGAGTTTAGGTTTTTTGATAGCGGTGAGGATAAAGTGAAAAACATTGAGGATTTTTTTAATCATTTTTTTGAAAAAATCAATGATGAAAAAATAACAAAGAAATGCCGAAAGGTTAGAATAAAGTTTTCCGATTTAAACAAAGAGGTCAATCAAAAGTATAAGATTGAAATGCTGAAAACATTTAAGGACATTTACAAGGTCAATCGGTATGCGAAAGAGCCATTGAGATTAACTTGGAAGATAAGAGTGAGCCATAAAACAAAAAAGCCCGATTTTACTGAAAGCGAGTTTGAAAGACAATTGAGAAATTGGGATTTAAATTATCCGCCAGCGCCAGATAGTTTTAACAATTAAATCTTTTTAGCATCCATCCGCAATGGTGGATGCAATAAAGGATATAATTTTAAAGGTCGTATCCTATTAAAAACAATAAAAAAATAAAGGTATGTGTATAATTTTAAGTGTTTATAATGATGGAAAGCCCGAAAAAGAGGTTGTTAAGAGAATAAAAGATATAATCATTGAGGAGAGCCGTTTCAACGGGGATGGTATCTCAATCTTAACAATCAATCCCGATAAGCCAGAAAAAAGATTAAAGAAGTTAAAATTGCCTGAAAAAGCCATTGATAAGTTATTATCCGAAAATCATAACATCAATTTTCATTTAAGAAATGCAACAACAGGAAAAATCAATACAGATAACTTGCATTTTTGGAGGTATGAGGATTGGTATTTCGGACATAATGGGATGATAGCAAAGTATAATTTTGGCAAGGATGCAGAAAAATGCGATAGTTTGAAGTTTTTTGAAGGTCTTTTGGGAGAAAAACTGATAGGAGATAATGGAAACATAAACTACAAAAAGATTAAAAAGTTTTCAAAGACATTAGGATTATGGGGAAGGTTTATTTTAGTCAATGCCAAGTTTAAGAAGGTTTATTATTTCGGGGATTGGAAGGTTTATTTTCTGAAAGGGGAAAAATCAAAAAGTTTAGTTATTTCAAGCAAGGATTTAGGATTTGAGAAAGAGCAATCTTTTTATGGTTTTGAGTTTCAAGGGAAGGATGACAATGTTTTAGAAGATGATTTTGAAGGTATTTTGGTTATGGATGTTAAGAAAAAATTGCATAAGATTAAAGATGATGAGCCATTGGAAACTGATTTTGATGCCCGATTTGGTTTTGAGAAATATGATGGATGGGATAAGAAATATCAATGGGATAGCAAAGCAAATGACAAAGCCATCGAGCAATTTGAGAAGGAAGAAAAAGAAACCATTGAAAAAGATTTGAAGGAAAAACAAGTTAGATTGATTGGTATTGATGATAATTTCGGGATGTAATCTTTTTATATTGCGGATTTGTTAAAGAGAGCAAGTCCGCAATAATAAGGAGGTTTAAAAAAGGTCGTAAAATAAATAAAAAAAAAGTATGAAAAATATAATTGAAAAAACAGAAATGAAATTAAAGCAAACCTGTGCTACTTGGATGCCTGAAAGAGAAGCGAAAAAAAGAGCAAAGGGTGTATTGGATAAAATAAATTATTGGGAGAAGGACAAAAAGGTTTTTGTTAGTTTAGAAAATTTCTGGATTGATATCAATTTGAAGGATAAAAGTTATTGCATTGGAGATTATGAGGGTTAAAAATGGATTTTAGTAAAGGTCGAGCAATTATAAATTTAACTTAAAAAATATGGAAATTATACTTAAAAATGGTGCAAAAATTAGTTGTGATTTGGAGGAAGGATTGAAAATTGTCGGATTGATAAATGGAAAATCTGGTTTTAAATCTGGAAAGAGAGAAAGGTTAGCAAAAGAAATTGATGGAAAAAAGGTGAGGTTTTGTAGGATTTGCGGAGAGGTTTTAGGTTTTCATAAAATCAATTTATGCGGAAAGCCAAGTTGTATGAGAGAAGCAATGAAACAAAGGTGTCATCGATATCTTCTTAAAAGAAAAAGAAATCAAGGATTGCCATTAGGAAATACTAATGCCCGAAAGATACCTGTTTTGATATCATAAATGGTGTTTTTATCCTGTATCCATCATTATAAATGGTGGATACTGATAAGAATATCAAGTTTAAAAGGTCGGATATTCTAAAAAAAAGACAAAAAGGTATGAAAATAAATGAAGAAAATTGGTTAAGTTTGACAATAGATAATCTGATGCTGTTAGAAAGTGCTTTTATTGATGGCGAGATTACAACAATGACTTTTGATGGAGATACTGATGATAAGATTGATGAGTTGAAAAGATTGGTTAAGTATCTTAATAAAACTAACTAAAATGCCTAAAAGAATAAAAAGCGAGGATGTTAATGTGGATTTTTCTAATCTGATAAGAGAAAAAATGTCTTCAAAAGAGTTTTGGAAATGGGTTGCGGAGTGGTATGACCCTGAAAACATAATTGAAATTGCAGAAAATTGGGAAGAAGGATTAAAAAGAGATATAATTGAGGAGTATAATGAGGAAAAAAAAGAGCATCCTAACATAAAAGCAATAAAGATATTAGAATTTATTGCCGATAAGATGGGAAAACCTAAAATGTTTGATGGTGCAATGTGGTATGATTTGGAGGATGGGATAATGGAAATACTTAATGAGGAGGGAGAGTTAACTCAATCAGAAAGGTTTTTTAGAGATAAAAATAATGGTTCAATGTAAAAAATATGAAAAACAAAGAATATAGAGTTGTCCTTATTGCCGAAACATCTGGAATTTGTTATGTCTATGCAAAAAACAAAAGAGAAGCAAGGGAAAAAGCATTTATTGGGGATTACGAGATAGAATGGAATGATGATGATTTAATACCTTATAAAGCAGGGGAAATAACAGAATTAAATTAAAACTATGTCAGTAAGAGCATACAGGGTTAAAAAAATAGATTACAATAAGGATTGCAGTTTCAATCTGTGGCATAATGAAAAACTGATGAGGTTTTTGGAAGGTAAGGGAATTTATAATGGGTTAAATCAGGATGGATGCGGAATTACAAGTTTGGAAACAGAAACAATCAGGAAAGCATTGATGGATAGAAAAGAATTAGAATTAGAGGATTATGTTATTGATGCATTAGAAAAGGATTTAAGAGTTGCCGAAAGAAAAGGAGATACTTGGATTGATTATTATTGTTTTTAATATGATTAAAGAAATAAAAATAGCAATAGCAATTTGGATTGGATATTTATTTATGGTTTATTTGACCTATCTAATTGTGATGAAAATGATTTGAATGTCGGACAATGTAAAGACCGCCCTAATCCTTGTGGGCGGTTTTTAGTTTACCTTCATACTTCTCTATAATATCAATCAATTCTTGCGGTTTCCAATGCTTATTAGATTGGTGTTTTATTCTCATTAAGGCATTGTAATAGCCAATTCCATACTCTTTAATGAACTTATTCACATATTCCACAAGGTTTCCACCTTTGAAAATGTTGCAGGAAACACATTGACAATGGACATTATCCTCATTAAATCTCAATTCTTCACAGGTGCAGGAAATTAAATGCCCTGCCTGTTGTTTTTTCCAGTGCCTTTTGTCTCCACAAGTATAACACTTTCCCTTATCTCGCTTCCTTATGAAAATGGAAAAGGGTTTCCAAGCCCTTTTTTTGAGATAGGAAACCGATTTCTTTTGAAGGTCAATCATTAAATGTTGCGAAGGTCATCTTGGTCTATCAAGTCATCTTCTACAATAGGGATGTCTTCCTTTCTAATTTTCTTGCCAACCTTTGACTTGTCTAATTGTTCAACTATGACAAACTCGCCTGTTGTGGGGTCAATGGTTGCGTCTGGGTGTGCTAAAAACAATACTTGCCTCATCTTTCCTGCCACACTCATCATAACAAACCATACTTTTGCCTTTTTGCCAACCCAATCTGAACTCTCCTCGCCATAAGCATCAACCATATTGTTAATGGATGTCTTGTTGAAGGAAATGTTTTT